TGCTCGTTCGATGGCGATTTTACGGGTGAGCAAGAGCAAAAGCGAGCAAGCGAGCATCTACTAGGGCAATCGTAGATCATCTACTAGGCATTTAGTAGCAAGCATCTACTAGGCATTTAGTAGATCAATCATCGGCCAGTGTACAAAGCGAAGCGGACGACAATCAAGAGAGAGAATCAAGAGCGGAACAGAATCAACAGTTACACACGCCGAAAGGCATTTATTTACTCAGCGAGTGAATCAGTGAATCAGTGAATCAATCAATCAATCAATCAGTGAGCCAATGCAAGCCAGAGAATCAATCAGTGAATCAGTGAATCAATTAGTCAGTGAATGGCGAGGCGAGAATATCTATTCACTCCCTCTAAAAAATATCACCAATAACGGCAATGTCTCATGATGCTCACTGCGTCTTCATTGCGTCCGCTCTCGCTCTTGTCTTTTCAATCGTAACATGACCCGAAAAACTGTCAAGCAAATAATTTGATTTGTCTCACTTTATGCGGATTCCAGCCCGCTCGCTCATGTGACCGATTGCAGATTTAAAACACACGTTGTTGACAATCTATGCACATCACGACATGCCAGGACATCACCAAGCGTGAGCCATCGCCACATGACCGGCACCGGCTCTAGGATGACATGACCGGCACCGGCTCTAGTTCCAGGACATAGGCAAGGCGCAGCCAGCACAGCATCGGCACGTCATCGCCAAGCAAACGATTGTTTCATGCGGGCGTTCCATCGGCGCGGGCTGGGCGCGTTCGCGTGAGTAGTGTTCGGGTGAGTAGGGGGGAGGGGGGCGCGGGCGGGAGTGGGGCGAGATTACTATTGGATTACCCACCCAACAAAAAAATAGCCAAAGGGGAAACTACTTGACATCCCCTCACTCTCGCCCCAAAACAGGCGCATGGACAATGTTCGTTTGATGCTAGGGGATTGCTTAGAGCGCATGAGTGAGATACCTGATGGGAGCGTGGACATGGTGCTGTGTGATTTGCCTTACGGGACGACTGCTTGTTCTTGGGATTCAGTTCTTCCTTTGGAGGAGTTGTGGGAATCTTACTGGAGGCTATGCAATGGAGCTATTGTGCTAACTGCTGCACAGCCATTTACAAGCGCATTGATTTCTAGTTGCTACGATAATTTTAAGTATTCTTGGGTGTGGATCAAGAATCGCCCGACTGGAGCACAGCACTCTAAAAATCGCCCAATGTCTAAGCATGAAGACATAGTGGTCTTTGGTCGCAAACCAATGGGACATTTGTCACTGTTGGGCGATAAGCGAATGTTGTATAATCCTCAAGGAGTTGTCCCATCCAAAATCAAAACAGTTAAAGAGAAAGGGTTCCACTCACGCATTGTCGGGGCTAGACCTAATCAAGTAGGGAGAGAATACCAATCATTTACTGGATTTCCTCACACTGTTCTTGAGTTTGATAAAGAAGAATCTCATTTTCACCCCACCCAAAAACCTATCGCCCTTATGGAATACCTTATTCGCACTTACACCAACAAAGGCGATACAGTGCTAGACAACACTATGGGCAGTGGAACTACTGGCGTTGCTTGCGTAAATACTGGTCGAAAATTCATCGGCATCGAGCGAGATGAGAGCTATTTTGAGATTGCTCGCAGCAGGATCGAGGCAGCGTCTGAGAGGTTGCTTTGACAACACTCTTGACATCCCCCACGAATCTGCTACAACTTCCCCATGAGCAATCCTTATAGCTATGACCTTCAAGGCCAAGGCGGCGGTCGCGTTATCACATCAGCTAGTGGTGCCGTTACTGGCAATTTCCGCTGGATTCAAGTTGTCACCGACACGGTTCTTTCTGCGTTGACATCATCCAACATTACGAACGCTAGTGCGCTTCAGTCTATCACGATTCCTGCTGGCGTGGGTCTTGGTGGGCGATTTGAGGCAATTACCGTAACGAGTGGTGTTGTGATTGCGTATAGCATCTAATGAGTCAGTTTGCACAAAGTGGTAGTGCTATGGATGAAGCGCAGTCCTCTGATGGGGACGGTGGATTCGTTGCTGTCAATCAGCGACTGCAGTTAAACCAACTAGAGGTTGGTGAGGTGCGTGAGTCGTTGAATGGACGGATGGATGGATTCTGGAAGCCTCGTCGTGGCATTATTGCTCGGACTACTTCTCTGACTAGTGGCGGCAGTCCGTTGCAACTACCATTCTTTTTGATTGATTCTGCCAAGACGATCTCTGCGGCGAGTGTGACTAGCGGGGTGGTGACGATTACTGTTACTGGTCATGGATTGACTGGCACAGCATTGGCGCGGATTGCTGGCTTGTCTGGCAATGTCGAGATGAATGGCGACTTTGTTTTGACGGTGACGGGAGTTGATACATTGACGTATCCTGTTGCTGGTTTGACTTCGATCACTGATCAGACGGGGACATTGTCTGGAACTCCAATCAACGATGATGCAAATGTCAATGTTCGGGCATCCTGTCTTTTCAGTGATCCTAATTCCTCCAATGCGGAGAAGGTAGTATTGGCGTTGAACTCCAAGGCTATTCTTGTGGATCTAGATGGATATTCGACTACCGATGTGGAATACCCTACTGGGCAGACATTGGCTAGTGACACAGAAATGATACAAGCGTTTGATCGAGTCTTCTTGTTCCGTGATGGGGCTAGGGGGTTTGAGTGGTTCCCTAATGGTCGTAGCATCGAGAGTGCTAGTCAGAGCGGGACTACCGTGACAATGCGTATTCAGGATCATGGATTGAGCGTAGGGGATAGCGTGGTGGTTAGTGGGTTGACTGGTGGCACTCCTGCAAATGGGACGTTTGCGGTTGTGTCGATTACTGATAAAGATGTTTTTACTTACACATTTGGGACTTCTCAGACTCAGACTTTTGGAGTTACAAGCGGATTGCTGCGTAGTGGTTTTACGCTTGTTCCTGCTGGCGTTTACGTTCAGCCACAAGTGTTTACGGTGGTTGGCAATAATGGTTCTGCGTCTGGAGGGGTTATAAGCCTAACTGTGAGTGGAAATACTACCATTGTTGCTGGTGACACAATTGTCGTATACGAGACAACAGTTCCGACATTTAGTGCGATTTCTGGAAAGTCGTTCGAGGTGTTGAGCGCAACGACTACGAATATTTCGTTTATTGCTCCTGTGGGAGATTTGGCGAGTTTGGGTGGGGGGTTGCAAATTGAGATTGGCGGGAGATTCTCTGAAGGACTTGGTTTTATTCACCAACCCGCTCCCCCGTGGGGTGTTTATTTTCAGCGCAGATTGTGGGTTCCATTTTATTACGAACCTGCTGGCACGTTTAGTTCCCCGACTTATGCCAGCCGCGGGATTACAGACGAGATTGCCGTTTCGGATATTTTGGATAGTCACACGTTCGACCAGATTGCGAATCAGTTTCGGATTACTGGTGGAACTGCCGACTACCTTGTAGCAATGCAAGGATTCTATGATGACAAGCTAGTGGTTTTGAATCGCAATAGCTTACACCTGATTAGCGGAACTACTGGCAGCTTGCAAGACACGCGGGTGACTGCGTTGACAAACGAGGTTGGGTGCTTGGCTCGCAGGAGCGTAGTGATGAAAGGCAATGCAATGTTTTTCCTGTCTGATGATGGCGTTTATGCTGTCGAGTTCTTGAATGACTACAACCTTCGTGGAGCAGATGAACCTATCTCTAAGAATATTCAGCCCTACATTGATCGAATCAATAAGAACCTTGCGGGAGAAGCTGTTGGGGTTTTGTTCAATAATAGGTATTACCTTGCGGTCGCATTGGACTCCATGCCTGGAGCTAATAACGCTACTGGAAACAACGCGATTCTTGTCTTCAACTTTCTGAATAAAGGGTGGGAATCCATTGATACTTTTGGGTCAAACGACTTTATTATTGAGAATCTGATTATCGGAAGCGCAGCCGAGCGCAATAGCATCTATGCCGTAAGCTCTCTTGGGGGATTGCATGAGCTAGAGGCTGCGGAAACGTCCAATGACATTTTGGTGTCAGGGGATAGTGCTACGAGCTTTCCTATTAACTCGTCTCTCACTACCCGTGGATATGCTCTAGGCAACCTTGATCGTAAGAGATTTACTGATGGGCAGGTTACGATGCAATGCGTCGAAGGTGGTCTTGGAGAGTATTCCATTTCTTTTGCTGCAGAAGATCCTGACGATCTTCAGCCAATTGGAACAACAACAATGTTTTTGGGTGGCGAGGTATTAGGCACTGGTTCTCAAAACGAAGACGAGACAGGCAACATCCGTTTCCGTCTTGGTGGGATTCGTGGGTATCTTGGCACACTAACCTTGACACGCACCATTGGATCTCCTAAGATTACATCCATTAAGGTCACTGGTTCTGTGACAAATCGACAAATCATTTCCCAAAAATAATATGGCAGGAGTAGTAGATACAACTCACACATTTGCAAACAACGAGGTTATTACCAGCACGTTGATGAATAACATTATCGACGAGACGTTGTTTACATCTGATGCGTTGGCAAATAGCACACTTTCTTTGACTGCTGGGAAAATGAAGGTGGCGACTTCTGGCATCACCTCAAACGAGCTTGCTGTTAACTCTGTTACCACAAATGCAATCCTTGACGGGGCTATTACGGATGCCAAGATCAACAGCTCTGCTGCTATCTCGTTGTCGAAGTTAGCAAATGGTGCGCTACCAACTGGAGTAACCATAGATTCCGCTAACTTAGTTAGCAGTAGCGTCACAACTGCTAAAATTGCCAATGGGAATATTACGGCAGAAAAGCTCAGTGGGGCGCAAACGGGAACTGCTCCAGTTTTCGGTGTTCGCGCATGGGCTAATTTCAATTCTCTAAGCAATACAGATGTAGCTGGCACGTTTTCTCGTTCTGGCACGACTGTAACTGTAACG